CGCGCGCGTACGCTCGGACGCCCCGGTCCCGTGCCCGAAGCGGTCGAGCAGCGCCTGGCGGTCGACCTGGCAGCGCTGAAACAGCGTGGTGGGCTGCCCCCGCTCGGCCTCCCACGGCGGCACGTGGAGCTCCCAGAGCAGCGCTCGCTCGCACCGGATGCGCTTGTCGTCGACGACGAACTTCACCGCGCTGGTGCCGCAGTTGACGCCCTCCTTCACGGCCTCGGCGAACTGACCATAGAAGCCCGAGGCGTGCAGCACGCCCTTGGCGAACTTGTTCCGCCGCTTCGTTGCGCGACGAACCTTGTAGTCCGCACCGTTCGTCACGAACTCGGGAGCCGGCAGCGACTTCACGAGCTTGGCCGTGATGGTGTCGACGACGGACTGCACGACGTTGTAGCGCATGAGCTCGTCGGCAGCCTCGACCCATCGGCGCTGGCGGCCCATCCGGCGCAGGGAGTGCCACTTGCGGCCGTCGTACAGTCGCCAGGACGTCAACAGGTCCGAGAACCGCCACCCCTCGCGCTCTGCGACGAACGTCGCCGAGGCCACGACGTCCTTGTGCGCCTGGTTCTTCGGCGCGAGCCACCACCGGTGTTCGATCTTCACGGGCATCGTCATTCCTCCGGAGGCTCGGGCGCGAACAGCACGCGCTCGACGTCGCTCGCTCCGACGAGCTCGAACGGAGCGCTGGCCGCGCTCGTGGCCATCGGAGCAGGGCCCATCACGACCGAGGCCGAGAGGTCCACCCCGCCCGCCGATACGCGAACCTGGATCTGCCGCGCTCCGCGAGAGTGCATGTCGTCGACGAAGTCCGTTACCAGTTGGCGAACGGATCGCGCTTCCTGGACTCGTGCTTCGCTCTCACTCGCTGCTCCCATGCTTGCTCCTCGGTCGGCGGCTCGGCCGCTTTGCGGTGCGCGGCCCGCCACGACTGAGTCGCACGCCACCCGTACAGGAGCGCGTCGGTGCAGTGGTTGGGCTGCGTCTTGTCGTTGTCCAGGCCGCCCGGAGCCCACTGCAGGGCTTCCAGTTCCTCGACGAGCATAGCGCACTCGTCGTCGAGTAGCACCACCTCTCCCCGCTCGAGCGCGCCATTGAGGAGCTTCCGAAATCCGAGCTTGTTCGCTTTCTCGGCGGGCTCGACTGGAATCAGATACCTCGACCGCATCTCGTTGGCGTATCCCGAACCCAGGGCGCCGACGTCCATCACCACGCGGCACTCCGGATAGAGGCTGAGCACCGACCGGATCCGCTCGGCAATGGTGGATGGGATGAGCCCGGCCTCCGCCCACCCCTTCACCACCACCGACCGGGTGTCGTGCTGAGACCAGAACAACAGGCAGAACGCCGTCGTGGGCTTGATCTCGCTGCTGCCCAAGTCGACCGCGAGCACCGGATACCAACCGTCGAGGCGCGGGAGCTCCTCGAGGAGGTTCCGGCCACGCTCGAACCGGTACACGAGCCCTTCGCCGGAGTCGATCCACTGGCCGTCCCGGAGCTGCTGCCGCGTGACGTCGTCGAGCAGCGACAGGTTCCGCTCGTACTCCTCGCGGTTCAAGTGCGGGTTGTCGTCGAGGCGCGCCGGCACGAATGCCCGCGACGGGTCGCCAGGCGCCACGAAGCGACGCTTGACCCAGCCGTGGCCGATGCCGCCCGGATTCGTCGCGGCGCGCATCCCGAGCGGGGTCGTGTCGCCAGTGCGACGTCGGAGCCGGCTCAAGAGGTACCGATACGGCTGCTCGGGCCACTGCGTGAGCTCGTCGATCGCAATGCGGTGGAACTCGGCGCCCTGGTAGCGGTAGACGTCGGCAGGGGTCTCGCAAAACCCGAACTGCAGCCGAGCCCCGCTACCGAAGGTGAAGACCTTGCCGACCTCGGACCAGCGAACGTCCTGCCGACCCGCCAGCCACGACTTCGCTCGGTCCATGATCGCGCCGGGCAACGCGAGGTCGGGGAGCGTTCGGCGCAGCACGAGCCCGTGGAAGCCCGGGCGGTCGCACCAGCGGAGCATGTCCATCAGCAGGCAGTCGGACTTCCCTCCGCCGGCAGCCCCGCCGTACAGCGCCTCCAGCGTGTCGAGCTCGAGGAACCGAGCCTGGGGCGGCGTCGGGCGGTGCGGGCAGTACGGGATCCCGTCGCCGGCTTGCTTGGCACGCTGGGCCTCGATGCGAGCTCGCAACGATGTGAGCGGGTCGCTCACGGGCGCCACTCGACGTGATGCCGGAGCGCCAGGACCTGCACGCTCGGCGTGAGCCACACGCACCGCTTCGGCACGCCGCCGCACACCTCGAGGACGAGGGCCCGGCCGATGCCCTGCCGCCGCCGCGTGTCGCGCACGTAGACGTAGGCCAGCACCCCGGGCGAGCCGCACGCCCAGCCGTACAGGCGGTCCTCGTCGTCGACGTCGCAGGCCACCGCGATCCGATGCCGGCGCATGTCCGACGCCACACGGCCGCGCAGGAGGTCCTTCCACTCGCGAGGCTTGGCGCCGGTCATGTCCCCGAGCTGCGAGCCCGACGACTCGGCCCACGAGCTCGCGATGTAGCCAGCGTCGCGGTCGACGCCGTCCCGGGCGAGCACGCCAGCCCGCAGCACCACCCCAGGCGCAACCTCGCGGGTCACGAGCCGCCCCCAAGGCGGCGCACCATCGCCTCCCGCTGCTCTGGCGTCAGGAGCGCGATCGCGTCGTCGACGATGGACTCGGGCGAGTCGTCCGCCGGAGGCTTGAGCTCCACCGTCTGCTCCACCCGCCTCGCGTCCCCGTACTGGTCGCGGTCCCACTTGCTCAGCAGCCACTGCAGCGTCGAGGCCCGCACCTTCGCCACCGACGGGTCCTCGACCGTCTCGCCCAGGGCAATGGCGCGCAGGTCCGCCTCGAGGCGCTCCACCTTGGCCGCGTGCGCCGCCGCCAGGGCCTTGCCCCAGCCATCCGGGTCGTAGCGGCACCAGCCCACGAGCTGCCCGTGCGAGAAGCCGTACTCCGCCGTGATCGCTACCGCTGCCCCGCGCTCGGTGACGCCGGATGCGATGGCGTCGACCCACTGCGCCAGAGCCCTCTCTCGAGGCGTCTCTGTTGTCGCGCCTGCGCGCGCGTTTGATGCGAGCTTCTGAGTCTTTTTCGCCCCCATCACGACCTCTTCGGGCGCGTGAGCGTAAGTCGCACGTACCGACCGCCATCGCCGATCTCGACCACCGCCACGCGAGCTTTCAACCACTCGGGATAGCCTTCGAGCTCGCGCCGTGTCGCCTGCTCTCCGAGGGTCTGCACGGGCCCGTTGTAGAGCCACTCCATCAGACGCCGTCCCCGCGGAGGTCGACTCCGCCCACGTCGTGCAGCCCCTTGCCGTCCTGGTCCTTCCAGAGGACCTGCCCGAGGCGGCTCATGGTGCGCTTGTCGTAGTAGGCCGCCGCGAAGCGCGCGCGGATGGCCTCGGAGCGCTTGTTCGTCAGCGCGATGGTCGGAGTCGAGCGGCGCCTCCGCTGCTCGACGAACTCGTGCAGCGCCACACGAGCGTGCTCCGCCTGCCCCTTCTCCTCGAGGCCGACCTCGTCCAAGACCACCAGGTACTGCCCGCCCAACCGCGCCCACGCCGCAGCCGCGGACCGCACCGAGCGCTCCCTCTCGCGATAGATGCGGATCACGTCGAGGAAGCTCACGTACCGGCCGCCGAGCTCCGCGAGCGCGTGGGCCGCCGCGATGGTCTTGCCGACGCCTACCGGCCCACCGATCCAGACCCACGGAGCTCCGCCGGACTGCCACAGCGCCATCCATCGGCGCACCAAGCGCAGCGACTCGGTCTGCTTCGCGGTGCCGTCCAGAACGAGGGACTCGTCGCCCTCGGCGAGGTGACTCGTGATGCCGCTCGAACGCAGGTTCGCCCGCCGCGATTCGCGGTGCACTCGAGCCTCGTAGCGCTGGATCTCCTCATCGGACTTCGGGGTCGGGATGGTGCCGAGAACGTCAATCAGGGCCTGCGACAAGAACATATCACACCTCCGGTCCGAAGCGAGACTCGATGCTGGGAACATCCGAAAAGTCATCTGGCACGTGATTCGGCTGCACGGCCGACCGGGCCGCGAACTCACCAGCTCGGGCGGCGAACAGTGCGAACGGATGGCCGCTCGATGCGGCGTAGTCGTCGAGGCGGAACGCCGCGACTGCCCGCTTGGTCCACGAAAGAACCTCGCCGTTGCTCGGCGCCTGGTCCATCAGGGCCCGGCACCGGTCGGCAGTGCGGCGCTCCTCGTGCGTCGGAGTGCCCGCCCGGCCGAGCAGGATGGCGCTGACGGCCTGCACCGAGCCGGCCGCTGGCACACGCCCGAACACCCGCCGCCATTCGGCCCACGTGGCCTCGACCACCGGGACCAACACATCACCCGACGGCGGGGGTCGCGCGGGCGCGGGCGCGCGCGTCTCAGACCCCGAACGATGTATGTGAGGGGTACTGGATCGGGACGGGTCGGGACGGGTCGGGACGGGAGGGGCGGGACTCCCCATGGGACTCCCCGGGGGACTCCCCGGGGGACAAGCTGCAGGTTTACCCGGGGACGTCCCAGACTTGTCCCCTGGGGACAAAGGTACTCTTTGCCCGCGCTTCTTGGCTTTTTCGGCATCTCGCTTCGCGATGACGGACTCTCGGGAGGGCTGGTGGTCGTGCCAGTCGTGGAACCGCCAGCCGTTCTGGCTGCCGTTCTGGCCCTCCTCCCACAACCCCACTCTTACCAGTGCGGCGACCCCTCGGGCGCGGGTCGCCGGGCCCAGGCTCGCGCATGCACGGACGAGCATGGCCTGGGTCACGAACCCGTCCGAGAGGGTCCGAGCGCATGCGGTCCCGCATAGCAACCAGACCGAAAGGGCGGCGCCCTGGTCCGCTCCGAGGGCGTCCACCTTCGGATGCTCGCCGAACCCATCGTCCACCCGGAACCAAGTCATCGAGTCGCCTCCTGCGGCCGGTGCCGCACCGTCAAGTTCCGCATCAGGCACGGCGTCTTCGCAGCCGGCCACGTCGAGAGCACCGCGCAGAGCGAGCAGCGCCACACAGCCGGCCGCGGCCCCGCCCGCCATACGTGCCCACACTTCGGGAGCGCGGGCTTCACGCGGCCTCCTTGGCCGCGAGTTCGCGTCGGTACCGGCCCAGGCACGCCCGCGCCTCGAGGAGGAGCGCGCGCCGCCATCGGACGAGCTCGCGCTCGTACCGCCGGAGCGACCTGCGCGCCCCGGAGAGCTGCTCGCGTGCCTCGGCGAGCTCGAGGCCGTGCGCCGCCCTGCCGGGGCACGGGAGCCTCGCGCCTGGCCAGGCAGCCAGCATGCCGCACATGGCGCAACGCAGCCGCGCTTCGCCCGTGTCGTGCCGCCCCTCGCGCTCCCACCGGTGGTTCATGCCCCGCCCCGGTAGCCTTTGGCCGGCAACGCGGCGCGACCCCGCCACGGATGGTCCGCCTTTGGGGCGCGGGCGGCGGGCCGCTTGCGGGGCGCTGGCGAGCCGCCGGGGGCAGGCACCTCCGTCACCGTCACCCAGGCGCCGACCTGGCCCTCGTACAGGCGCTCGACGACCAGGGACACGACGCGGGCGTCGTCGAGGTACAGCACGCCGCACAGCCCGTCGAGGATGGACTTGGCCACGTTGTCCAGGTCTCCCCGCGCCTCTTCCCGACAAAATCGGATCTCGACTCGATACCACCCCAGCATCGACCAGGGCTTCGACTGCTGGTGCTCGCTGCGGGCCTGCAGCGCGTACACGCCGACTCGGCGCTCGTACTCGCGCGTCTTGGCCGGCGTGACTCCGCGCCCGCCTACCACGCGCGCTCGCGCCTTGGGCACCGGGTCCCCGGGGACGTGGACGAGCAGGCTCATCGGACGAACCCCACGACCGTCCCCCGTTCGCCGCGGACCCTGGACAGCTTCAACGCGCAGAACGCGGTCTTGCCCCCGCACGCCCTCGAGGAGGGCGCAGCGAACACGGGCCGCTGGACGAATGGCCGCAGCTCGATCAGGCGCCACTCGCCGTCGAGACGAGACCACACCCGCTCGTAGCTCCGCTGGCTCTCGAGCAGCGCCAGCCGCACGAGCGCCACCACCCGCAAGCTCTCGTCCATGGCCTTGCGCAGGAACAGCGAATCCAGCCCGCCCTCGTAGGGCGGATTCATGACCGCGAGGTCGTATGGCCGCGCCGGCGCAGGCCGCTCGAGGTAGTCGTCGAGATGAACCCGCGCCCGGCACGGCCAGGACAGGGCCTTGTCGGCGAGCACGACCGCCGCATGCGAGTCGAGCTCGACCGCGTCGACGATGGTCTCGCGGCTGGGCGCAAGCTCGCCGACGAGGGCATCGATGAGTGCGCCGTGGCCCGCCGCAGGCTCCAGGATGCGCCAGGGCTCGACGCCAGCGACCTCGGGCCGGCGCAGCGCCGCCGAATAGGCCATGCGAGCCACCACTGCCGCCGCGTCTGGCGGCGTGTACCAGGCCGAGCTCGCTCGAGCGCGCATCACCGGTTCCGACGGCAGCGGGTCGATGCCGGCGAGCCTCACCGCGACCACCAGCCGAACCGGTTCAGCGTCTCCCCGCACTCGACCTCGTGCCACCTGGCCCCGCGGCCGGCGCGTCTGCGGACGTCATCGGCCGACCCCCAAGACACCGGGGCGGACGAGCAGACCCGGCGCTCCTCGGCGATCAGCGCGCGGGCCTCCTCGAGGGTCCGCAACCAGGCGTCGCGATGGGACTCCCAGCGAGCCAGCCGCCAGCCATCGGGACGCCGCTCGTCGACGAGCCCGCGCAGCCACGGGCGACCGATGGGCGCGTCACCGTGCAAGCGCGGAGACAACTCGCCCAGCGCTTCGACCCAGGACTCCCCGGTGCGCTCCATGCGCCCACGGACGACCTCCGCGATCGCCGCGCAGTCGTCGCTCTCGACCGCCCATCCGCGCTCGGAGACGCAGGTTCTCGCGAGCATGACGGCCGCGGTCTCGTCGTCGGCCGCGTCCGCGTCGGCAGACGCTAACCGCAGCACCGGCACAAGGCCCACGCAGGCCACCAGCGCGCACGCGACGACTGACTCGGCGACGGCATCGCGCCACGTGCGGCGCTCGACGTCGGGGTGATCGAGGCGGGTCATTTGCCCCCCATTTTGGACATGCGATATGTCCACCACTCCGTCATCGTATGGCCTTTGTGCTGGTACACTCGCAGCGCAAAATCAGCCCTTTGGTCGTCGTCCAGTTCGTTCCCGAAGTTGTGGACATGGGCTTCCGGGCTGCACTGTTCGCACCAGAAATAGATGAACAGTTCGTCGCGACGTCCGCCCAGCGCCTTGCGGTCGCTCGTCACTTGATTGCGAGCAACCATCACACGGGTCGAGATTCTCTCGTCTTCCTTTTGTCGGAAGCCGACCTCCACGCGGGCTTGGTGGATGTGCTCTCCGTCGCAGAATGGACAGCGCAGGTTTTCCATCAAACGTCCTCCTCGCCCTCGCTCGGGCTGTCCTCGCTGAGCGGGAGCAACGGCTCGGACAACGCGTCGAACAGCCGGCCGCGCAAGAACACCCGCAGCGCGCCCATGCTGACCAGCAGCTCCTCGTCGTCGCGCATGGAGTCCCACTGGTCGGCCACCCACTCGGCGTGGAGCGCGTACTGCCGCTGCTGGCGCTCGGCCTCGGCCTGCGCGTCCACCTCGACGGGCTCGACGGTATCGTGCTCGTCGCTCATGGCGACACCCTGGGCGCGCCGGACTTCGGGGGGGTCGACCCGCGTCACAGCCGCACCCCATGCAACGCGAGCGGGCAGGACTCAGGCCTCGGCGAGCGGCGCTGGTGCCTCCCGGGCCGGGTGGGGTAGTACCGGCAGACGACGAGTTCGTCCTGCGGACCGGGCGGGACGCAGTAGTCGCAGTCGGTGCACTTCGGGGGGAGGCTCATCGGAGCCCCCGCACGAGGGAGACCGCCTCGCCGACGAGCGTCGTGGCGGCAGCCGCTGCTGCCACCGCGAGGAGCAGGCTGGCATCGAGCGCGAGCGTGCGCAGGAGAATCCTCATGCGTGCCCCCGCCGACCGTTCGCCCATCGGAGCGCCTCGTTGACGGCGTCGACGAGGGTGTCGCCGGAGCACGCCCGGCTCGTGTCGCCCACGGTCGCGGTCGCCCACCAAGTGCGATCCGCGTGGTGCAGCGACAGGACGCAGCCGAGGGAGGCCAGCGCGGCCTCGAGCTGACTCAGAGAGGTCACGGCTCCCTCCTTGAGCCGCTTGGGCCCGAAAGCAGCCATCCCGCAGAGACGCCGAGCGCGCGAGCGAGTTCGACGATGATGCCGGCTCTGGGCGTCGACACGCCGCGCTCGTACCGGCTGATCAGCTGTTCTGAGGACAGCCCGCTTTCCCGAGCCAGCTGGGCCTGCGTCAGGTTCTTCTTCAGCCGTGCTTTCAGCAGCCTCGATCCTATTGTCGCCGTCATGCGCTTGCGAACTAGCGCGAACGGGCTAGTGTGTCAAGCTAGCCGTACGCTAAACGCGCGGCGGATGCGACCGCCGCGCGGCGGTGCGAGGCTCGAGGCCAGTGACGTTCTCAGCGCGGCTCAGGCACGCCAGACAGGCGAAAGGCCTCACTCAGGAGGGCGCCGCGAGGGCGATCAATGTCACGAGCATGACCGTGTCCCGCTACGAGCTCGGCAAGGTGGAGTCGCCGGACGCAGCGATCTTGTCGCGGTTGTCCGAACTCTATGGCGTGACCGTCGACTGGCTGCTCCGAGGGGACACGCAGGTCGAGCACGACCGGGCCGGCCAGCCCGAGCTCGAGGCGCTCATCGCGGAGCGCGCCGCCTCCGGCCGCCCGATCCCCGACGAGGTCGTGGCGAGGTTGCGCAAGGACCTGCACTCCTGGGACGGGGTCGTGACGAGGGAGCAGCTCGTGTTCTTGCTCCCGGTCGCGACCGAGCGAGCCGCCGCGCTCGACCCGGCGCCCCCGCCACCGGTGCCCGAGGGGCGCCGCCCGGTGCCGCCGGGCAAGCGCCGCTAGGTCAGTCCGACGCGAGTTGACTCGTCAGGCTCGCGTGTACTCGACGCGCTTGGAGGGGATCGCCCGGGACTTGCTCGATTCGTCGCTCTGCGGGGAGGGCGGGCCGGTCGACGCCTACGAGCTCGCCGCGGCGTGCGGCCTGCACGTGGAGCACAGCGACCTCCGCGGAGCTGTCCTCATGGAGGACACCATCTACCTCGGGCGCCGCACGCCCGCGGCCCAGGTGCACCTCCGCATCGCCCACGAGATAGGGCACTGGGCCCTCGACCGGGACGGTCACGAGCAGAGCGAAGCGGCGGCGGACTATCTCGCCGCCGCCCTGCTGGTACCTCGCCAGCAGCTCGACCGCGCCCTGCGCCATGGCTGGGACCTCGAAGAGCTCCGGCGTCAGTTCCGCACCGCGCCGGCCTCCGCCATCGCGTGCCGGATCGCGCAGATCAGGGAGGCCACCGCCGCCGTCTATGACGACGCCCGGCTCCGCCGCCGCGTCGGTCCGCCGGCCCGCGTCGAGGCCGAGCTCCTTGCCGCCGCGCACGCCGCCGAAGCGCCCGTCCGCCTCGATGCGTGCACCGGGGCCTGGCCGCTCTGGGGCGCCGTGCGCCGAGTGGTGGTACTCGCGGCGCGAGAGTGAGCTTGCGCATGGTTCAAAGAACCTAGCGCTTGCGCGCTAGTGCAACAAAGCGCATTGTTCTGTGCGTGGACACCGATTCCAGCGTTTTCGCTCCCACGGTAGCTGCGCTCGACGCCGTCCTGGCCTGGCACTGGTTCCGCCTGTTGCGCCCCGAGTCCGCGCTGCAGATGCTCGCGCAGGACGGACCGGACGGCTGGACAGACGCAGAGTCCGAGGCGGAAGCGCGTGACTCGCTCGTCGGCGCCCTCGACGACGCCGAAGCCGACGCCCCCGGGCGCGGCTGGGCGCTGCTGGAACTCATCGAGGCGGAGCAGCGCGAGCGGTGGGCTCGCGTGGGCCAGCGCGTCGAGGAGGAAGTCCCCTTGTACGTGCTCGAGGAGGCCTGGTGATCGACTTCTCGCTCGACGCCATGTACCCGGCCGCGACCGACGCCGCGCCGCCTGCCGACCCGTGGCTGGCCCGCCGGCTGCTCTCGTTCGGCGCCTCGGAGGCGCTGGCGCTCCTGCTCGCGCTCGGCCTCGAGGAGCCCGACCACGAGACGCCCAAGTACATCCTCGACGCGGCGGCGCGGCTGTTCGCGGTCAAGGCAGGCACCCGCAAGGCAAAGTCCGCGGGTCGCGCTGCCCAGCTCGGGAGCGACGCCGAGCGGCCTCTGGTCGCGGCGTGGAACGAGGCCCCGCCGCAGGGATGGCCGGCGATCACGCACGCCGACGCGATGCCGCGCGAGCTGCTCCCGCTGCTCGACCGGCACCAGCCGCGACTCTCCTGGTCGCCGGATGGCTGGTGCCGTGTCGCGGGGGCGCTCGTCCCGGTCGAGATCAAGACCGACCAACGCGGCGACCGGCGCGGACCGGCGCGCCACTGGGTCTGGCAGGTGCAGCAGGCGATGGCCGTCGCAGGCGCCGACAGTGCGCTGGTCGTGTACGGCGGGGGCTGGGCGAGCTGGGACGAGCGCATGCGCCGCGGCCTCGTGCCGTGGGTCGTCGAGCGCGACGACGAGATGATCCGGCGACTCCGCGAGGCGGCAGTCGTCGGGTGGCAGAGGGTCGAAGAACTGCGGCGAGGCCGCGAGGGTGGTGTGTGATGGCTGACGGCAACGGTACGGGACTGGCTCTGACGGGTGGCGTGCGCCTCGATGGGATGGGCGACGTCTTCAAGCTGGCGGACGCGCTCGCTCGCGCCGAGGGATTCGTCCCGCGGCACCTGGTGGGCAAGGCGCCCGCCATCGCGGCGGTGATCCTGACCGGCGTCGAGCTCGGTATCGGCCCGATGGAGGCGATGCGCGGGATCCACGTCGTTGAGGGTAAGCCGACGATGAGCGCCGAAATGATGCTCGCCCGAGCGCGGAAAGCCGGAGTCCGCACGCGGTGGGCGGAGACCTCCGATCGCGTCGCGCGGCTGGCCGTCATGGTGCCAGGGGACGCCGAGTGGCAGACGCTGTCGTTCTCGATGGAGGACGCCCAGCGGGCCGGCGTCGCGGGTAAGGACAACTGGCGCAAGTACCCGGCCGCGATGTTGCGCGCCCGGTGCACCAGCGCAGCGCTGCGGGCGTTCTGCCCGGAGGTGCTCGGCGCGTCCGTGTACGAGTCGACGTCGGGCGAGCTCACGAACGGAGAGCCGTCCGAGGCGCCTCCGGTCGACCGCCAGACCCCCCGGGAGGCGCCGCGTCTGCCTGCGCAGCCTTCGCCGGCCGATGCACTGCAGGCCGAGGTCGAGAGCATCCGGGAGGCTCTCGAGGCTGCGCGGGTGCCGGCTGACCTCGAGGCGGCTCGGTCTCGCGGCAAGTTGATCTCGCGCCGGATGACGCCGGAGCACCGCGCGGTGTTGTCCGCCGCCGCGGAGGCTGCCGAGGCGCGCCTGTTCTCGGTCGACGTTCCCGCCGAGGAGGTCGAGCGATGAACCTCGCCCGCTTCGCCCGCTTGCACGCTCTCCTCCTCGCCACGGGGAAGAGCCCTACCGACTGCGCCCCTGTCGCCGCCGCGCTCGTCTGTCGCGGAGAGTGGCTCGGCATGTCCCGCGCCGCGTGGGCCGCCCAGGCCAGCGCCGAGGCCGAGCTCGACGAGGAGCGCGCCCCGGCTCTGCGCCGGTTCGCTGCGTGCCTGCTGTCCATGGAGGGCGCGTCGTGATTCTCGCGTGCAGGTGCCGCACCCTCGTCGGCGGGCAGTGCGACCAGACCATGGACCGCAACGACGTCTACGGCGTGCAGGTGATCGTCCCGGAGAAGCGCGACGCTGACGGCTGGTCCAACGGCCTGCGCGGACGCGGCGGCATGCTGGTCCTGTGGTGTGCGCAGCAGTGCGTCGCCCGGGTCCTCGAGGAGAACGGGACTTGGGCCCACCTGATCGAGCGCCGCCGCGTGCCCAGCCTGCACGAGCAGACGTACCCGGAGGGCCGCTACCATGGCGACTGAACTGCACCCCGCATCGCTGGGCAGCCGCGGGGGGTGGGTATGACGCGCGCGGAGCGGATCGCCGCGATGATGGTCGCGGGCTACCCGTCCAGGGCGGCGGCGTGGTGCGTCGAGCGCGCGGACCGTGCGCTGTCGGAGATCGCGATTGCCGTGCTCGAGGAGACCACGGCGACGCGGTGCGCCGATCTGCTCGCACAGAGGCCGGATTTCACCGCGGAGCTCGACCAGCGCCGCGACACCCTGCGG